ACTAATTAGTAAATTAGACTGTATGCTTGTCATCAAGAAACTTCTAGAAGCATCTTATACAGCTTACTGTCTTATACGCTAATTACTTGTACTTACTTGTACTTACTTGTACTTACTTGTACTTACTTGTACTTACTTGTACTTACTTGTACTTACTTATATTTACGCTTACTTACGCCACACTAGGATGCCATGTCAGAGTTCCAGAAAGTAGGTAATCAGAAGCTAATAGCGCAGAACTGGGATGCTATCTTTGGCCCTAAGACTAAGCCTGCGCCTACGGCTGAGCCTGATCCTGAAGACGATCTAGACCCTAACGAAGTGCTACGCAAGTACTACTTAGACGCTGGGGTACCAGTAGAGTGAAACTGCATGGTACGCCTGCTGTACTCGCTGTACAGGCTATGCTTGGTAGGCTTCTTACGCCTATAGAAGAGCACCTAGTCAGGCAAGAGGGCTACAGTACCAAGGAATACAAGGACACTAAGGGTATTGCAACCACTGGTGTAGGACAGACCGGAGAGTTCTCTGATATGTCCTTTGATGAAGTCATGCAGGCGCAGGCAGATAAGACACGTAGACTCTTCCCCGGCTTTGATACGCTACCTGAAGAGCTGCAGAAGAATATCTTCTCTAGCGTGTACAGAGGCTCTCTATCAGGCAGTCCTAAAACTATACAGTTATTCAACTCAGGGGATCGTGCAGCAGCAGCTGATGAATTCCTTAACAACGACGAATACAGAAACCCTAAGACACCTCAAAGCATTAAGGATCGCATGCTAGCTACGGCGAATGCTATGCGAGCGAACCCCAGGGAAGGCCCGGTAAAGCTACCTGAGAACGCTGTACCTTACAGAGGAGCAGGGTTCCCTTTTGCATTACCAGAGAATGTACGTCAACAGACAGCAAGTCTAGCTAATCTAGGACAAGGGCTGGCACAGCCTACGCCACAACCTGTACCTACGCCTATAGCGCCTAGGGTACCCCTTACAGGGTTAGAACTACTCAGATCAAGAATGCCTAGCTTAGAGCAAGAGCTGGCACAGCCACAGGCTCTTGCAGCACCTGCTAGAGAGCCAGTACAGGGTACAGATGTACCGCAGTCACGGTTTGCACGGTCAGAGAAGCCCCAGCCGAACTCCGGCCTAGGTTTATCAGAGCAACTAATGCGTTACCTAGGGTACCGATGATCTGGTTAATGTTTACAATGCTAGGTCTACTGCAACAGCTTAGCTTATTGCCCAGCTCTATAGTTGCTATGCTAAGGTCATTATCTTAATATAGGAAGAAGAATGTACACTGATGCATGCGGCCCTACGTGGCTACCAACAGTAATACGTAGACCCTTGTTCGGTTGGTTCTTTGAAGCTAGCTGTAGAAAGCACGACGAAGGCTACGGTGTAGGTGGAGATGCAGCCAGAAGGAAGGTCTGCGATAAAAAGTTCCTTCAAGCTATGCTAAAGGATTCAAAGAGAAGTACCTTAACCAGAGTACCAAAGGCAGTAGTAGCTTACGCCTTTTACGCCGCCGTTAGAGTGGGTGGGTCTCTGTCATTCAATTACACAGACGGGAAATGATATGAAATTAACAGTAATGCATTGCAACAACGAGAAGGCTGTAGGTCTGTACAAGGATGGCAAGCTAGTAGCCACTTGGGATTCAGGCGACAGCTTTGATGTTGTTGACGGTATCCAGAGCCATGGCGAATCGGGTTGTGAAGTACAGGATATCCAAGGTGATTACAAGCGTGTAACTGATCTACCAGCTGAGCTCGCTAAGCCTAAGCCTGTTGAGCCTATGGTATCATCTAAAGATATCAAGCAGCCCAAGGGTAAGTAGATGGCTGAAACATACGAGAGTTTACAACCCCGTCAGCAGAAGTTCGTTGATGCTTACTTAAAGCTGGGTTGTAGACGAGAGGCATACAGGGAAGCTGGCTTCAGCGTAGAGGGCCGTGGCTGGACCTCTAACGCACGTAACCTATTCATTGCATGCGAAGGTATCATCAAGGATAGGATCGAGCTAGGCATAGGTGAAGGGGCTATCTTAGCCCTCGCCATTATTAAACAGATCATGCAGGATGAATCAGTATCCCCTGCTGTGCGTTTGAACGCAGCTAAGGACTATCTGAATCGTGCAGGATACGATGTACCAGTAGAGCAGCAGGTCGTTGTACGTGACGAGACCAAGCTCACTGACGCTGAACTGAACGCTAAGATACAAGAGCTATTAAGAACCCCAGGCTCTGGCCTCAAGGCTGTTAAATGAGCGTAGAGCTAGCTGCTCTTATCGCTGAGAAGGAGTATCGGTTAAAGTACAACAAGCTCAGCTACTGGGACCAGAACGTCTATGAATGGCAATGGGACCTAGCTAATAGCACTGACAAGTCAGCACAGATACTGGCTATGTGTGCTAACCAGATTGGTAAGACTACCACTGGAGCATGGATTACAGCTTGTCATCTCACTGGTAAGTACCCCAAGGACTGGAAGGGGTGCAAGTACGAGAAGCCCATTAAGGCGTGGGGATGCGGTATCTCTAACGAGACAACCCGAGACATCCTGCAAGCCAATCTCCTAGGTGACCCTGGGAATGCAGACGGGCAGGGTACAGGGTTCATACCCTTAACTGATATTATCAGTACAACTAGAAAGCCGCAAGTACCTAATGCAGTGCAGACTGTCTTAGTGCGGCACTACAGCCCAACGTCAGGTAAAGAGAATGGTGTATCCAGACTCGATTTCAAGGCTTATGAGCAGGGTGAACCTAAGTTCATGGGACGGCCTATGGATTGGATATGGCTTGATGAACAGCCCGATTCCGGTATATATACTCAGTGCATTACTCGGACCGTAGCTAGCAAGGGTCGTGTTATGATGACGTTCACACCAGAAGATGGTATGACACCAACCATTCACCAGTTCTTGCATGACATACAGCCGGGACAGAGACTCATCCAAGCTACATGGGATGACGCTCCGCACCTAGATGAAGAGCGCAAGGCACAGCTCTTAGCTCAGTACCCTATTAACGAAGCTAAGATGCGTACACGAGGCATACCGATATTCGGTTCAGGCTTAGTGTTCTTGGTATCACAAGATGAAATAGCCTGTGACCCGTTTGATATACCACCGCATTGGCCCCGTATATGCGGGATTGACTTCGGATGGGATCACCCTACAGCAGCTGTATGGTTTGCTTGGGATAGAGATACGGATACAGTGTACTTGTACGGAGAGTACAAGCAGAACAAGATGACTGCACAGGAGCATGCCCCTGCTATCAAGGGACCCGGACAATGGATACCCTGTGTATGGCCGCATGACGGTATGTCACATGAGAAAGGATCAGGACTAACCCTAGCAGACCAGTACCGTATGCAGGGTGTGAACATGACTATAGACCACTTCAGGAACCCACCTGCCCCCGGTAGTAAAGGCAAGGGTGATATTAAGATAGAGCCGGGTATCAATGCAATGCACCAAGCAATGCAGAACGGTCAGTTCAAAGTATTCAGTACATGCACGCAGTGGTTAGAAGAGCTAGGTTTGTATCACAGGGATGACGGTATCATTGTTAAGCTGAATGACGATCTTATGTCAGCTACCAGATACGCCTTCCAGTCAAGGAACCTGTACGCTAAGACACGTGTAGAGTCCGATTCAAATAATAAGTACGCGGGTAAAGCATTGCCTATCCGAGCCAGAGGAATAGTATGAAAGATCTAACAGACAACGAAGACCTGCTAACGGCACTGCAGCTAGAAGATGATGCAGCCATTGGTGGGCATGACGGCCAGTTGTCTGAGCGTATTGAAAAGCTGAATGACTACTATCATGGCAAGAAGTACGGTGACGAGCAAGAAGGTAAGTCACAGATCGTTACACGAGAAGTGTACGAGACTATTGAAAGCATCATGCCTTACTTGGTTAAGGTGTTCTTCAGTACAGATCAAGCAGTAGTGTTTGAACCTGAAGACGAAGATGACGTAGCTATAGCACAGCAAGAAACTGAATACGTGAACTGGGTATTCTATAAAGATAACCCCGGTTTCAAGATTGGTTATACATGGCTCAAAGACGGGCTAATGAACAAGGTTGGCTACGTTAAAGCCATCCGTGAAACCCCTGAACCTATTGTTGAAGAGTACGAGCACAAGACAGAAGAACAGGTAGCTATGCTGCTAGAGGGTCTAGGTGAAGACTTTGAAGGCGATGTAGAGTTATTCCAAGAAGATGACGGTAACGTCAGCATTAGTATTACTCGTGTAACGGGTAGAGACCGTACTGTCATCTCTAACTTACCACCTGAAGAGATCAGTGTATCAGAGGGTGACACCTGCCTGCAGACTGCACGCTATGTAAAGCATGAAGCCATGCGTAGCATCTCTGAGATCAGGGCCATGGGCTTTGATATAGAGGATGACATCTCTGATGGTGGCTCCTCTGGCATAGGGTCAATGAGCACCTTGTACCAAGACAGACATGCAGATATCTCTAGTACAATGTACACTGGAGACAACACTGTACTAGGTGCCAGCCGTGAAGTATCTCTTAAGGAAGAGTACATACGGTTCGATGGTAACGATGACGGCATCAATGAGTTATGGCAAGTCTTCCGTATAGGGGACACTATACTAGGTGCAGAGCAAGTTTCAGAGGTACAGATATACGGGTGGTCACCCATTATTGTACCGCACAGGCATGTTGGTAGTACACCTGCAGACCCTGTTATTGAAATACAAAGACTGAAGTCCAAGGTACTGCGTAATCTACTTGATAACCAAGAGCGCCTGAACAATGGCCGATTTGGTGTAGTGGATGGGCAAGTAAACCTGGATGACCTCATGGAGGGTAGCGCAGCAGGTATCGTGCGTATGAACTTCCAAGGGGCTGTAACAGCTTTACCTACGCCTCAGTTGGGTTCTTCTGCCTTTGAAGTACTAGGCTATGCAGACCAAGCAGCTGAGCGTCAGACAGGAGTGTCCGACAGAGGGCAGGGATTGGACCCTAAGCAGTTTAACTCTAACACCACCCTAGGGTCCGCTGACATTGTTATGTCCGCTGCAGAGCAGAAGCAGGAGCTCATAGCGCGTATCTTTGCAGAGACCGGCCTTAAAGATGTAATGCTGGGTATTCAACGCCTAGGTATTCAGCACGAGAAGTCAGACCGTAAGATCAGAAACAACAACGGTGAATTTGTACAGATAGACCCCAGCGAGTGGAAGAACCGCTACGATATGACTGTTACTGTAGGTATTGGTAATGGTAGTAAAAGCCAGCAGATGTACCAAATGCAGCAGATTGAGCAGACCATGCAAAGCATTGTAGGCGCTGGTGGGCTAGGTACTCTAATCAAACCAAGCAATGTATGGAACTTTGCTATGGAGAAGGTCAAGGTATCAGGCCGTAAAGATGGCGAGAAGTTCTTTACACAACCTGAGTCTGATGAACCCCCTGAGCAGGGTCCTAGCATTGAAGAGCAAACCCTGCAAGCCACTGTTCAGATAGAGCAGAAGAAGGCTGAGCAGCGTGACCAAGAGCTACAGATGGATGCAGCTAAGATTAAACTACAGCAAGAAGAGCTAGAGTTTGAGAAGCAGAAGCATGCTGATGAAAATGAATTCAAAATAGCGGAGCTTCAACTAGAGGCGACGCAGAACAGGGCGGTTAAAGTAGGAGAGTAAAGTGCATGCACGGGACTTAAAAACGGATGACGAGAAAATTCAACGGGGCCAGAACGCTAAGCTCTTGATTGAATCAGATGCATTCAAAGACACAATGCAAGAGATGTACGACAGCCTGCATGCAGCCATTGATTGCCTGCCCACGGATGACAAAGATAGACTTGTCAGTATCTCAGGGCAGTTGCGTGCCATTAAGACGGTAATCTCTAAGCTGGATACATGGGTACAGGAAAGCCGGAGGTTAGCAAATGTCAGAGCACACTGAGCGCACTGAGCCAATGCTAGAGCTAACTAAAGACTTTGCTATAGCCCTCTTAGAGGAGCTAAGCTATAGGCCGTACCGTGATGTACAGCCCTTGTTCCTTACACTAGCTAACTTAATTAACCAGCTGCCGGAGACTAAAGAAGCTCCTAAGCCCTTTGAACCAGAGATATATATGGGGAATCAGTAATGGAAACTAACAACGATCAACCTGTCTTTTCAGGAATCGAAGAGGCTTTGGCCTATCAGGCTGAAGACGAAAAAAAGAAATCGGACAGTGTAGCCACTACAACCGATAAAGAAGAGCCAGAGGAAGATGACTCTGTCCTAACGGACGAAACCGAAACCGAAGAACCTGAACCGGAGGACTCTGAAGAGCAACCCGAAGGTGAAGATGATGAGGAAGAGGGTACAGACAAGGAGGATGATGAAGACTTTCTGTTCTCAATAGAGGATGACCAAGGTGAGTTCAAGGTCAAGAACGTAGAGGAAGCCAAGAAGGGCTACATGCGTCAGCGCCAATTCACTAAAGTTACACAAGAAGTCGCAGCGGAACGCAAGGAACTTCAGAGCGAGAAAGCCTCTTTACTGGAAGCTAAAAGCCAGTACTTAACAGGTGTTCAAGATTTGAAGATAGCTTCAAGTGCGAAGCTAGCTGAGTTCGTTACTGTTGATTGGGAAGCACTACAGCAAGAGGACCCTGTTGCGTTCGATGAGCAAAAGAGTCGTTATGAAGCTGCTAAACTTTCTTATGAACAAGCCAATGCTGCAGAGCAACAGGTGAGTAATGAAATCCAACGCGAGACTATTGAATACGCCCAAGCGGTTAGGGCTGACGAGATGCAAAGGTTAGTAGCTGTTGTACCGGAGATCACAGAAGAAGGTAGCACCCTTCTGAAAGATGCCACTAAATCAGCCACTGAGCTTTACGGCTTCTCTCAAGATGAGTTATTCAGCATTTATGACCATCGTCAGATCAGAGCTATCATTGACGCATACCGCTACAATGAAGTTAAAGGTAAACTAAATGTTGGCAAGGCAAAAGCTAAGTCAGCTAAAACAACAATCAAGCCTAAAGGAACCGCATCTTCGCGGAAGACACAGGCTAAGAAAGCA